GGCGTTCTCGCATGCACGATGGTTTTGAGCGTTCTTGTGTCTCACGCGGCGCGGCGGTCGGCCGTGGGTAGCCGCGGCCCGACCAAGCAGCGCCTCGGGGTCATCAAGGGCGGCCAGGATCCCGGTCACCAGAAGACAAAGATGCCCGGCGCGCCGCCGGCCTACCGCCCGATCGAGCCGGAGTGGAAGAGCGTCTTCGGCCGCGACAAGCGGGCGGTCGAGGACGCCCACGCGGAGTGGGAGCTGACCGTGCTCGAGCTCGATCGCCGCGGCATGCTCACGAAGACGGACGCGACGACCGTCGTCGACTACTGCCTCTGCCACGCTCGCGTACTGCAGTGCGAGCGCAGGCTGTCGAACAAGGGCTTCGTCGTGCCCGGCCCCAACGGGCCGGTGAAGAACCCCGTCGCCATGCTCCTCAACCAGTGGCGGCAGAACCTGCAGCGCCACCGCACCGACCTCGGCCTCTCGCCGATGGCGCGCATGCGGCTGGGCCGCGAAGAGGAGACCCCACCCGACGATGAATCCGACCTCAACGAAGCGCCGCCAGTCTGAGGCCGCGAGGGCTGCCGGCGACCGCGCCGTGCAGTTCTTCTGCAAGCGGCTCTACCTCACCAAGGGCCGCCCGGTCCCCTTCGTCCCCACGCCCGACCAGGCGGCCTACCTGCGGGCCGTCTTCGGCACCCTGAACCCGGACGGCCGGCGCAAGTACCGGACGATCTACCGCGAGATCCCGAAGAAGAACTCGAAGACGACCGACACCGCCGGCTGCCTGCTCAAGTGCCTCTTCGACGAAGACGAGTACGGCGGCGAGGTCTACTCCGCGGCGGCGACGCGCGACCAGGCCGGCCAGACGTACCGCAAGATGGCCGCCTCGGTGCGGCGCTCGCCGGCGCTGTTCCCGAAGTTCCGCGGCAAGCCGGTCAAGCTCTACGACCGCGACAAGCGCATCTACGTCGCCGCCCTCGACGCCTTCTACCAGGCGCTCTCCTCGGACGCAAACTACGAGGACGGCATCGAGCCCTCGGCCGCCGCGGTGGACGAGCTCCACCGCCACCGGACGCGCGACCTGCTCGACGTCGTGCAGGAAGGCATGGGCGCCCGCGACCAGCCGCTCCTCTTCATCAACACGACGGCTGGCGCCTTCCAGACCGGCCCGGCGTGGGACATGCACTGCTACGCGACCGACGTCCTCGCCGGCATCGTCGACGACCCCACCTTCTACGCCCAGATCTACGCCGCGCCGGCCGCCGCCGACTGGGAGGACGAGGCGGTGTGGTATGCCTGCAACCCGATGCTCCGGGCGGGCATCCTCGACATCGAGGACTTCCGCCGCGCCCACCGCCAGGCGCAGCGCATCCCCACGGCGAAGACGGCCTTCCTGCGACTGCGCCTCAACCAGTGGGTGGCGACCAGCGAGGCGTGGCTCGACGTCACCGCGTGGGACGCCTGCGGCAGGAGCTCGAGCCCTGAGGTCATCGCCAGGCGCAACGCCGGCCGGCCGTGCTTCGGCGGTCTCGACCTCTCCTCGACCTCAGACTTCACCGCGCTCTCCTGGTGGTTCCCCAACGACGACGACGACGGCGCCGACGTCTTCACCCGCCTCTGGGTGCCCGAGGGCTCGCTCGACAACCGCGCCCGGATGCGCGACGACATCCGCGCCTGGGCACGCGCCGGCTACGTCGAGCTCGTGCCCGGCACGCGCATGGACTACCGCGCCGTGGCGGCGCAGATCGCCGAGGACTGCCACACCTTCGACGTGCAGGCGCTGGGCTTCGACCCCTGGCACGCACCGCACATCATCACGCTCCTCGACGAGTTCGACCTCGACCGCCTCGAGATGGTCAAGGTCAACCAGTACCCGTCGGTCATGAACGCCCCCTGCCGGCTGTTCGAGAAGATGGTCGCCGACGGCACCCTCGACCACGGCGGCTCGCCGCTGCTCCGCTGGCAGGCGTCGAACGTGATCGCCGAGGTCAACCCCTACGAGGCGATGCGGCCCTCGAAGCGGCGCTCGGGCGACTCCATCGACGGCATCACCAGCATGCTGATCGCCCTCGAGCGCGCCATGGCCCCGCGTGAGAAGCGCGGCTACGCCGGCGTCGTCGCCGTCTGATACGTAAAATGCACCCGCGCCGGTGCATCCCGTCTCCCTAGAGTCGCCTCAGTAGCTACTCAAGGAGACGCGCTTGCTCAGAGTGCGGGCCGCTCTCGATGCGGCAGGAGCCCTGCTCTTCGGCTCCGGCATAACGTATGGGGCGTACACCCTGCGGCCCTGGCTCGCGGCTGTGGCCGCGGGCCTTCTCCTGTGCGGCCTCGCCTACGTTCTGGAGCGTCGCCAGTGAGCCTCCTCGCCGCGACGGTGAAGGCGGCCCGCGGCCTCGCCGGCGAGGAGAAGCGCGCCCTCGGCGAGTGGTCGTGGGACGGCTGGCCCGGCGGCCGCAGCACCGACGCCGGCGTGGCCGTCAACTCCGAGAGCGCGATGCGCCTCTCGGCGGTCTACGGCTCGCGGCGCATCATCGCCTACACGGTCGCCTGCCTGCCCGCCAGCGTCCTCATGAAGAAGTCGGCCGGCGGCGACCGCACCCTGCGCCTGCCCTACAAGCCGCGGCCGGCGTGGCTCTCGACCCCGAACGGCGAGCAGACCTGGCCCGAGTTCGTCGCCCAGGCGGTCGACTCGCTGCTCGGCAACGGCAACCTCTTCCTCGACGTCAAGCAGAAGGGCCCGCAGGGCTGGCCGGCGGCGCTCTACGTGATCAACCCGACGCAGATCGTCCTCGGCCGCAACACCGAGGACAACGAGCTCTTCTACGCCACGGTCAAGGGCCAGCTCATCCCCCGCGGCGACATCGTCCACGTCCGCGCCCTCACGCTGCCCGGTCACGACCTCGGCCTCTCGCCGATCGAGATGGCGCGGCAGGAGGTCGGGCTGGGCCAGGCGGCGCAGAAGTTCTCGGCCAAGTTCTACGTCAACGGGGCCACGGTCTCGGCGCTCCTCGAGTTCCCCGCCGACATGAGCGAGGAGCAGGTTCGCGAGCACGCCGCGACCTTCAAGGAGCTCTACACCGGCGGCCCCGACAAGGCGCACTCGGTGGCCGCGGTCGCCGGCGGCACCTACCGCCCGATGGGCATCACGCTGGAGCAGGCGCAGTTCCTCGAGAGCCGCCAGTTCACCGTGGTCGACATCGGCACGCGGATCTACGGCGTGCCCCCGCACCGTCTCGGGGCGATGCTCGACAAGCCGCAGTTCGGTAACTCGATCGAGCAGCAGAACATGAGCTTCGTGCAGGACGCCATCCTGCCCTGGACGCGGCTCATCGAGGCCGCCTTCAACCGCTACGTGCTGCCCGACGAAGCCTACCTCCACCTCGAGCTCAACGGCCTCCTGCGCGGCGACGCCCAGGCCAGGGCGGCCTTCTACCAGACCATGCGCCAGCAGCTCGGCGTCCTGAACGCCGACGACATCCGCGCCCTCGAGGACATGAACCCGCTGCCCGACGAGAAGGGCCAGGCGTACTGGATGCCGGCCAACACCTACCTCATCGGCAACGAGGGCTTCCCCATCCTGCCCGAGCGCCAGGCCGAGCCCCGTAGCCTGCCCGACCCGCTCGACCCGATCCGCACCGAGAAGGTCAAGCTGATCCGCGAGCGCGCCGCCCAGGACCGCGAGCGCGGCCGCGACGAGGACGCGACCCGCGCCTTCGCTCTGAAGGTGCTGGGGCCGCTCTCCGAAGCCTACCGCAGCGCCGGCCGCGCGCTCGACACCGACGCCCTTCTCGAGGAGGCACTCTCATGAGCGACTACGAGGTCCGCACCTTCCCGATCGGCGAGCTGCGCATCGTCGACGGTGACGACGGCCGGCCGCGGCTCGAGGGCCGCGCCATCGTCTACGACGCTCTCTCCGAGGACTTCGGCTCCTGGCGCGAACGCTTCGCGCCCGGCTCCGTGCGCCTCGACCCCGACCTGCTGGCGCTCTTCGACCACGACACCAGCATGGTGCTCGGCCGCGTCTCCGCCGGCACCCTCGAGGCGGTCAACGGCCCCGAGGGCGTCGACATCCGCGCCTTCCCCCCGGACACGACCTGGTCCCGCGACATGCGGGTCTCGATGGAGCGCGGCGACATCCGTCACATGAGCTTCCGCTTCCGGCCGGTCGAGGACGACGTCGCCGTCATCGACGGCCAGGTCATCCGCACCGTGCTCGACGCCGAGGTCAGCGAGGTCTCGGTCGTCTCCATGCCCGCCTATCCACAGACCACGGCCGAGCTCCGCAGCCGCGTCGACGAGCTGCGCGAGGCCGTATCCACACCGAGCGTGACGGACGTCGAGGAGCCGGGCGGATCGCCCGAGGAACCGGCGCCCGAGGGCGGATCGCCCGAACGTATCTTCATGGCAGGAGGGCGCATCCTCACCCTCCCCGACACTCCGAAAGGAGCGTGATCCTCAGTGCGCGATTATTCCAGCACGATCGCCGAGATCGAGGCCATCGAGGCCGAAATGCGGGCGATCACCCAGAAGGACGAGCCGAGCGTCGACGACAAGGCGTTCCTGCTCAAGGCACAGGGTGAGGTCGACGCCCTGCGCAAGGTCGCGAACGAGCTGCACGACGTCCAGGTGGCCGAGCTCCGCCGGCTGGCCGAAGAGTCGAAGCCGCAGTTCCCGGGCTCGACCGACAAGCGCGCCCAGCTCCTCGAGTTCCGCGACCGCCTCAAGAGCATGCGGCCCGGCGAGGAGATCGAGCTCGTGCCCGACGGCGAGCAGCGCGCCTGGGCGTCCAACACCGGCTCGGGCTCCTACCTCGTGCCGCAGGAGTGGCACGACAAGGTCGAGGAGTACCGCTTCGAGGTCAACTGGCTGCGCTCCGAGGGCGCGACCGTGGTCCGCACCGCCTCGACGCACAACATCCCGGTCCTCTCGGCCAACGGCACGGCCGCGATCGTGGGCGAGAACACCGCCTACACCAACTCCGAGCCGACGATCAGCCAGGTCATCCTCTACGCCTACAAGCTGACCGACAAGGTGCTCGTCAGCGAGGAGACGCTCGAGGACACGGTCTACGACCTCGAGGGCGCGCTCGCCAAGAGCATGGGCTACAGCTTCGGCAAGGCCGAGCTCTCGTACGGCATGACCGGCACGGGCTCCAGCCAGCCGACCGGCATCTTCAACAAGGACGCCGACCTGACGACCGACACCCAGGCCATCATGACGGCGAACGAAGTGCTGGAGACGATCTACGGCCTCTCCGCGGAGTACCGCGACGACGGCTGCGTCTTCATGATGGACAACACGATGGCCTACTACCTGGCCCAGACGCTCACCCCGGTGACCACGTCGGGCGGCCAGAACTACATGTTCCCCGGCCTCATGGACGGGATCCGGCCGAACATCTTCGGCTACAAGGTCAAGCTCGCCTCGGCGATCGCCGACAAGGCCGCGTCCGCCAAGGTGCTGGCGTTCGGTAACCCGGTCCACTACCTGATCGGCGAGCGTGGCCCGATGACGGTCAAGCGCCACGAGCTCTCCGAGTACCAGACGACCTTCGCCTTCAAGCAGCGCTACGACTCGAAGCCGCTCAACGCGAGCGCCTTCTACGTCGTCGCCCTGCACGCCTGATCGGGTGACGTCGTGAAGCTCCACTGGATCAAGACAGAGGACACGCCCTTCAGGCACGTCGATGAGGGCACCGTGGCCGAGGTCGACGACGACGAGCTCGCGAAGCGCCTCATCGCCGAGGGCATCGCCGAGCCGGTGGTCGAGAAGGCGGAGCGCGCCGTCAAGCCCAAGGGCAGGACGGCGACCAGAAAGTGAGCGACGCGGGGGCGGGCCTCGGTGGCCCGCCCCCGCCGAGAAGGAGAGAGCGATATGCCGCTGACCGAACGCAAGTACAGCATCGGCCTCGCCTACGCCTCGGGCACCGCCGACCGCACCGGAGCCGCGTGTGACATGAGCGGCTACCAGGAGGTCGACATCATCGTGTCCCTGGGCGCCGTCGAGGCCGGCGGGACGAACTCGATCAAGGCGCAGTCCGACGACAACTCGAGCTTCAGCTCGGCCCAGGACATCGCCGGCACCGCGCAGACGGTCGCCGACGACGACGACAGCCAGGTGTTCATCATCCACATCTCGAACCCGCCCGAGCGCTACGTGCGGGCCTACATCGACAAGGACACCTCGCACGCCTGCGCCGAGAGCGTCCTGTACGTGCGGCACAAGCCCGACACCAAGCCGCAGACCAACGACGCGACGGACGCGGTCACGACCGAGTCCTTCGTCTATCCGGCCGTCGGCACTGCCTGACCATGAGGGGCCGGGGGCGGGGCGGACCCCCCGCCCCCGGCGGACGAGACTGAGAGGAAGAGGAAGCGATGGCTGACGAGGAGACGGCACTGTTCACCGTCGCCGAGGCGCGCGTCTTCCGTCATGCCGGGGACGCGCCGCTCGCCGACCTGGCGATCCCCGACGACGACATCGAAGCCTGCGAGCTCGAGGTCCGCGACGTCTTCATGCGGGCCTGCGGGACCGACTTCTTCCCCACCGAGTACACCGAGATCCACGACGGCAACCCGACCAACGTGCTGCGCGTCGCGCGCCGGAGCCCGACCAAGGAGCACCCCCGCCAGGCGATCACCGTGACCGCGGCGTCGATCGACGCCGCGTTCACGGTGGGCGAGCTGGCCTACCTGAAGGGGCACCCCGACGGGCGGATCGTGCGCACCGACGGCAACTCGTGGAGCTCATCGACGGGCTACGACGACCTCGCCGTCGAGGTCGAGTACACCGTCGGCTGGGCCGCCGTCCCCAAGGCGGTCAAGTACGCGGCGCTCAAGTACGCGGTCCACAAGATCCTCGGTTCCGACATCCCCGACCGCGCCACCTCGATGCACTCGGGCGACGTCTCCTACTCGTTCACCTACGCCGGGAACGCGCCGCACTGGACCGGCCTCCCCGAGGTCGACGCCGTGCTCACCGCCTACCGCGAGAACGAAGCGGTGATCGCGTGACCACGGCGGCCTCCACGGTCCTCGCCCTGCCGTCGGCGCTGCGCGACCTGCTCGAGGTGCGTGGCGGCCTCTCCGGGGTCGCCATCCTCACCGGCCCGCGCCAGGTTCCGGCGGGCACCGACGTGCTCGCCATCGAGAAGGTCAGGGCGCGCGGCGTGCGCTCGACCTTCGGGCGCCGCGACGAGGAGGGCTCGTTCACCATCGTCGCCGACGTCGAGAAGGGCGGCGCCGGCGAGGACGCCATCGAGGCGGCCCGCGAGCGCTGCGCCGAGCTGCTCGACGAGGTCGTCGCCGCCATCGACCCGGAGACCGGCGATGCGACCATCGGCGGCACCGTCCTGACCTCCGGCGAGAGCATCGAGTTCGAGACCGTCGACAACTACATCGGCGAGCGCGGCGGCGCCGGGTCGCGCGGCACCACAGCCTCGGTGACCGTCTCGTTCAAGGCCCACGTCTACCCGGGAGAGTCCTGATGAAGCTGACCTACAGCGGCCCCCGCGAGGCCGTCCTGGTCCCCGACGCGGGTCTCACCGTGGAGCGGGACACACCGACAGAAGTCCCCGACGCCTTGGCGGAGCAGCTGCTCAAGCGCCCCGGCTGGAAGCGGCTGACGACTCGAAAGGAGCGCTGAGATGGCACACACAGTAACCAGATTGCCGCGGGGCGCAGACGGGCAGCTCGGCTACAAGGTCGAGAGCACGCACGGCACGGCGGTCACGGTCGACGAGTTCCGCCGCCACATCCTGCCGCTCGGCATCAAGCCGCGCATCGGGCGCTACAAGAGCGAGGCGTTCGTCCCCGGTCTGCACACGCGCTACATCTCCGGCGACGTCATGTACAACGACGGCGGCGAGGGTCAGGTCAAGGTCGAGCTCACGCGCCTCGACATGCTGGAGCTCCTGCGCTGGGCCGTGGGTGGCACGCCGACCTCGGCGGCACAGGGCGGCACGAACGCCTACCTGCACACCTTCGAGCCCGGCTCGATGAGCGCCGCCGGCACGAGCCTCACCATCCAGGAGGGCATCCCGAGCTACGCCGGCGTGGTCGAGCCCTTCACCTTCGCAGGCTGCAAGTGCAAGAGCTTCGAGCTCTCCGGCGAGCCCGACTCTATCGTCGTCTTCACGGCCGACGTCGACGCGCAGAGCTACAGCCACGCGACCGACCTCGAGACCCCGACCTACCCCGCGACCCACGTCCCCTGGGTGTGGACCAACGCCGCCGTCGTCAAGCGCGCCGGCTCGGCGCTCGCCGCGGTCAAGAGCTGGAAGTTCTCCTGTGACAACGGCCTCAAGGCCGACGGCCGCTACTTCGACGGCACGGGCAAGCGCTTCGAGCCCCGCGAGGACGCCTACCGCGAGCCCACGCTGGAGCTCGACGTCGACCTCGCCGACCTCTCCCTGACCTTCGACGACATGGCCTCAGACACCGGCCGGGCGTGGGTCGTCGAGTACGTCGGGGCCCTGGCCGACACGGGCTACTACTACACCTTCCGGCTGACCATCCCCGCCGGCTACATCGTCTCCGACCCGCCGGGCGCCGACTCGGCCGAGGAGCCCGCCGGCTCGACGCTGACCATCGAGGCCCGCGACAACGGGACCGACGCGCCCTACAAGATCGAAGTGATCTCCACAGAGACCGCGGTGTGAGGCGGGCGGATGCCCAAGGGTGGCTACTACATCGAGGCCGACACCCGAGCCTTCGTCGACGAGCTCAAGCGGACGGAGCACGGCATCCGCGACCTCAAGGCCGCCTACCGTGAGATGGCGACCTGGATCGAGCGCGACGTGCGCAAGCACGTCCCCGTCTACGGTGGCCAGCACTCGAAGGCGAAGGCGGGCTCGAAGAGCCACGACGGAAGCGGCCACCCGGCGCCGGGCAACCTGTTGCGCACCTTGAGGAGCGGGGCGACCCAGACCGGGCCCTACGTGCGCGTCGGCGGCCCCGACGCTCCGTATGCGCAGCTGCAGGAGTTCGGCGGCACGAGCTTCTGGCACCGCGGCCGCGAGGCGAAGTTCCAGGGCTACAAGGCCGGCGCCCGGGCGCGCGGCTTCTTCACCACCTCCTACCGCGGCAACATCTCCAAGCACACCATCTACCGCAAGCCGCGGAGCCGCTACGGCTACTTCATCTGGAACGCGGGCTACCACCTGCGCGACAAGCTCGGGCGCTGGTTCTACGAGGCCATCCGCGACGTCGCGGCCAAGAACTCGATCCCCGTCGAGGTGCCCGCGAACCCGTCGCTCGACATCCGACCGCAAGCGAGGAACGCCGCATGAGCGAAGAGCACGTCATCATCTGCGACCTCGAGGTCGACGGCTGGACGGTCGCCGAGGCCGACGCCTACCGCAAGGCGGTCGGGGTCAACGCCGAGTACGCCTGGGGCATCGTGCAGCGCGCCGTCAAGGAGTCGCTCGTCGAGGCCCGCGAGCTCTACGGCGAGGCGGTCGACGAGCCGGGCTGGCAGCCGCCCGCCGACTGGGCGCCGCTCGCCATGCTCAACCTCGACCCGCTCTACCTCGCCGGCTTCGCCTTCGTCGCCGCGCGCCGCGAGGAGCCGGGACTCGCCTTCGAGACGCTCGCCGGCCAGCTCCGCCTCGGCGAGCTCGTGTCGAGCTTCTACGGGCAGCTCACGGCGCTGGCCGAGGAGCGCCCCCCTTTAGCGGCACAGAACAGGGAGCAGCGGCGAGCGGCGGCCAAGAGTGGCCCGCGAAAGACAGCCGCTACGCCCTCTGCCGCTTCTACGGCTGGAGCAAAGCGGAGGTCGACGCCTTGAGGATCGCCGACTTCAACGACGCGCTCGACTACCGGAACCGGACCTTGAAGGCCGAGGCCGAGCAGCTGCAGGGGGTGCTCGGTGGCTGACGCCGCGAGGATCACCGTGCAGTTCTTCGGCCGCGACCGCACGCTGGGCAAGAGCTTCCGCGACCAGATGAAGGCGGCCGACACGTTCGGCAAGAAGGTCGAGCTCATCGGTACGCGCATGAGCAGCATGGGCCGCGGCCTGACGATGGGCGTGACCCTGCCGATCGTCGCCGGCCTCGGCCTCGCCACCAAGGCGGCGATGGACGACGAGCGCTCGCAGCGCGTCCTCGCCCAGCAGATCCGCAACACGGTCGACGCCACCGACGCGGAGATCGCCAAGGTCGAGGAGTTCATCAACACCCAGGCCCGCGCCACCGGGGTCGCCGACGACGAGCTCCGCCCCGCCTTCGCCAAGCTGGTCACAGCGACCGGCGACGTCACCAAGGCGCAGGAGCTCATGGCGATCGCGCAGGACACGGCGGCCGGCACGGGGCGCGGCCTCGACTCCGTCATCACGGCGATGATGAAGGGCACGCAGGGCTCGGTCGACCTCTTCGCCCGCATGGGCGTCGCCACCAAGGACGCCGAGGGCAACACGCTCTCCTTCGACGAGGTGCTGGCCGGGCTCAAGGGCAAGTTCGACGGCCTCGCCGAGACCTCGGCCGACCCCTACGCGAAGCTCAGTGTCGCCTTCGGCGAGCTCGCCGAGTCGGTCGGCGTGATGCTCGTGCCCATGCTGGAGGGCCTGACCTCGAAGCTCACCGGGCTCGCGGAGTGGCTCGAGAACCTCTCGCCGCTGCAGCGCAAGCTCGCCGTCGGCTTCGCCATCGCCGCCGCCGCGGCCGGCCCCCTGCTCTGGGCGCTCGGCACCACGCTGCAGGTCATCGCCGCGCTCTCCAAGGCGCACATCCTGCTGCGCGCCAAGACCATCGCCACCGTCGTCGCGACCAAGGTGGCCGCCGCCGCACAGTGGCTCTGGAACGCGGCCATGAGCGCCAACCCGATCGGCCTCGTGATCGCCGCCATCGTCGCCCTCATCGCCATCTTCGTCGTGCTCTACAAGAAGAACGAGACCTTCCGCAAGGTCGTCGACAAAGTCTGGGGCGCGTTCAAGGACGCGGTCGGGGCCATCGTCGGCGCCGTGAAGAAGGTCATCGGCAAGCTCGGCGACCTCTGGGGCTGGGTGAAGGACCACAAGCAGTACTTCGTGACCGCCTTCAACGTGATGTTCGCGCCGATCAAGCTCGCCATCGAGACTGTGAAGACGCTCATCGGCTGGCTGCAATCGGCATGGGAGTGGATCAAGAAGCTCGACGGCGGCGGGGCCTCGACGGCGGGCGGCGGCGGCACGCAGAAGGGCGGGCACAAGGTACACCCGCAGACCGGCGGCACCTTCACCGGCCCCAAGACCGGCTACCCCGCCGTCCTGCACGGCGACGAGACGGTCGTCGCCCACGACTCCCCCGTGCAGGGCCTCACCGACCTCGCGAAGCTCGGCTTCCTCGGCGGCTCCCAGCCCATCGTCAACGTCTACGTGACCCTCGACTCGGAGCCCATCGCGGCCCAGATCGAGGTCCGTGAGGAGCGCCGTCTGCGCGTCGCCTCGCGCACGCTCGGGATGGCGCTGTCATGAGCGCCGTCTGGACGATCACCAAGGGCTCGACGGCTCTCAGCCTGCTGGCCGACCCCTACTACCTCGCCGACGAGCTCCCGCTCGGCACCGTGCCGCGCGCCTTCGACATCCTCACCGGCCCCACGGTCGACCTCCCGCAGATCGCCAACTACCGCACCTCCGACGTGCGCGTGCTGCCCTGGAGGTGCGAGGTCTACGGCGACGACGGCCAAGACCTCGAGGACAACCTCAACGCCCTCTTCGACGTGCTGCCCCGCGCGGGCGAGACGGCGACCATCACCATCGGGCGCACCGACGGCACCGCGACCGCCGAGCTGGAGCTGCTCGCCGTCTCCGACCTCGACGCGCCCTACACCTACCGGCGCGACATGGGCCGGGCGGCCATCGTCTCCTGCCGGCTCGTCTGCGCACCGTACGCGACGAGCGCCACCGACACCCTCTACTCCGCCGAGGCCGTCTCCCTCCCCTGCGTCCTCGACCTCTCCGCCATGACCGGCCAGCACGAGGCCCCGCTGGAGTTCGCCGCCGCCGGTCATCTGCACCAAGCCGTCGCCGGCGTCTACCCGGACGGCGCCGCGACCATCGCCGACTTCATCCACAAGGCCGTCGACCTCTCGTGGTCTGCGGGCGTGGCCGACATCGACGCCAACGGCTACACGACCGACGTCGGCTACACGCACAAGGTCGCGGACGCCACCACCATCGCGGCCCCCGACGGATCCGACGATGCGACCGACCGCGCCTTGGCGAACGAGCTGAAGTCTGACCTCAACACCCACATGGCCTCGACGACCTACCACCTCGCCGCCGACACCGCTATCTCGACGGCGGACGCCACCGACGACGCGACCTTCATCGCCCTGACGCAGGCGCTTGACGTGAAGTGGAAGGCGCACGCCGCGTCGACGACCGTGCATGGCGGGATCGCCGACGACGTCGCGCTCGCTGCCGTGACCGCACTCGCGCTCGCGGCCTCCCCGGACAAGGCCGCCTGTCGCACCTACTGCAACGCCCTCAAGCCCATCCACGCCGCGCACCTGTTGGCGACGACGGACGTCGGCCACGCGGTCTGGAAGACGAACTCGGCGAGCGCCGTCTACGCCGACATCGACGTGACGAGCTACGAGCCCGGCACCTACGCGGTCTACGCGAACGCGCGCCGCGACACGGCCGCCAGCCCGGCGCAGGTCTACACCGCCTACACGGACGAGGTCGACATCGAGGGCACCGACCTGCGGCGCCACCTCCTGGGCTACGTCTCGCTGCCCTGCGAGACGGTGCGCGGCTCGGCGACCTCCAGCCTCCGCGTCTACCTCATCTCCGACGGCACCGACTACGTCTACCTCAACACCATCGAGCTGATCCCCGCCTCGTGGGGCATCGCCGGCTGGCATCACGGAACGACCACCGAGACGGTCGCCGAGCTGCGCTGGGACGACGGAATCGTCTATGCCGACGATGCGGCATCGCTCGCCTACGCAATCGGAGACCGCGAACTCTCAGTGCTTGACGGCGCGCTCGTCGTCACGGGCGAAAGCGACGCCGAGGCGGCGACCATCGCGACCGCCCTGTCGGTGAGCTATGACCCACGCTGGGAGCAACTACCCGCGACCGACCCGAACACACCGAATGTCGATGCTCTGTCGCTGCCCACCATCGCCGCGCACCGCGGTGGGGCCGCCATCCACCCGGAGAACACACTGGAAGGGTTCACCCTCGCCCTCGCCGGGCACGTCCCCGTGCTCGAGCTCGACGTCTACAAGTTGACCGACGGCTCCCTCGGGGTCATGCACGACTCGACGGTCGATCGCACGACGAGCGGCACCGGCAACGTGGCCGACCTCGATGAGGCCGGGTTCACCGCCCTCACCGTCGACTGCTCGTCCTGGTTCCTCGCCTCGTGGGCGGACACGCACCCGCCCATGCTGGAGGACGTCTTCACAGCCTACGGCAAGAGCGTCGTCTATCTCGTCGAGGGCAAGAACAGCACGTCCCCTGGTGCTATCGCCGCGCTCGCCGTCGCCCACGGCCTGCGGGACTACGTCGTCGTCCAGGCGTTCAACTCGGGGTCGTGCGCCGAGGCCCACCCCTACGGCGTCCAGTCGATGTTCCTCACTGACGTGGACAACGCCGCCGTCAACGCCGCCGCCGGTCACTCGTGGGTGGGCGGCTCGACCTCTGTGACCGACGCCTACATCACGAACGCGAAGGCCGCCGGACTCAAGGTCGCCATCTACGGCGTCACCCGCCACGACAACCGCGACACGTGGTACGCCAAGGGCGTCGACATGGTGATGTCCGACGACCCCTGCTACCTGACTGAAGAGCACATCGACCTGCGAGCCGACGGCACCGGCCTGTACATCGCCGACCCCTACGCGGAGAAGACCTACTGGCACGGGCAGCTTGCGGACAACAGCGACCGGGGGCAGTGGAGCGGCGACGACTACTGGGGGATGCCGGCCAAAGTCGCGACCAGTTACGACGGCTGCCTCCAGGGCTGGGGGAGCCCGGTGCCGTGGGCTGTCGGGTCGTACTCCATCACATTCACCATCAAGTTCACCACGTCCCCCAGCTCGAGCTGGTGGGCCTCGTGCTTCTGCTGCTCTCCCAACGACAAGAGCTTCACCGATTCGGCAAAGGCCGGGAGCAACGGCTATCACATCCTGATCAGCGCGGGCGGACGTCTGCGCGTCTTCCGCGTCGACAACGGGGCCGCCACGCAGCTTGGGAGCAACGTCGACACGGGGATAATCGCCGAGGGCGGGACGGCGACCATGCGTATCGATGTCACCCCGACGAGCATCACCGCCACGCGCACTGACGTCGGATCACCGAACACGCTCACAGTAGCAGACGCCAACTATCGCGGCGGCTACTTCCACTTCGGCAAGAACGGCGACGCATCGGTGTTTGACTTCAAAGACGTCGTCGTGAGGCCGGCGTGAGGACGCTACGGATGAGCGACGACGCAGCAGTCCGACAGCAGTGTCGGCAGCCGCTCGGCGAGACGGCAGTAGAGCGCGTAGCGTGCTGGACGCCCGTGCCCGTAGGGATGCCACTCCACGCTGGAGAAGCCGGCGCGCTCGGTGAGCACCCGCGTGAGGCTGCGCCAGGTGAAGTAGTGCAGGTGACCGTCATCGAGGGCCGTCGTCGGGCGACGATGCCAGTCGAGCAACCCCTCGTCGTAGGTGCTGGTCGCCGGTGCCCTGCCCCAGAGCGCCTGAGCACGGAACTTCACGTAGGCGACGTTCGGGGTGTGCAGGATGAGGCGCCCTTCGGGCGCGAGCAGTTCGCGCAGGTAGCGCAGGACGTCGAAGGGCTCCAGCAAGTGCTCGACGACATCGTTGAGGATGATCGTGTCGAAGCTGCGGGGACCGTAGGGAAGGTCGCCCTCGATCGCTCCCTCGACTACCGTGAACCCGAGCTCTCGCAGACGCGCTGCGCGCGCAGGCGTGAACTCAGTCGCGACGACCTCGGTGTAGGTCTTCGCGACCGCGAGCAGCACATCACCCGATCCGGCGCCGACTTCCAGCAGGCGACCCGTCCCGCCAGCCGCCAACTTCGCGACCGCCTCCTTGCGGTCGCGCGGGTATTCCCGAATCCGCGCCGGCCGGCCCTCTTCAACCGCGTACTTCTGTGCGTAGTGCTCTTGCAGGCTCATCCCGCCGTGACTCTACCATGACCGCCCCCTCCCTCCTCATCGGCTCCGCCACCCTCGGCTGGCAGGAGTTCGGCGACGCCGCCGTCCTCGGCACCATGACGCGCGCCATGCCGGGCGGCGACGGCTCGCTCGACGCCACGATCCCGGCCGCCATCGCCGAGAAGCGTCGCAACGTCCTGCAACCCGGCGCCGAGTGCGTCCTCACGCTGCCCGGCGACACCTGGGGCGGGCTCGTGGTCGGCGACCCGATGGCGGGCTTCGTCCGCACCCAGGCCAACGTCGGCCTCGCCGCCGCCGGCCTCTGGGCACACGCCGCCTACCGCCGCGACTTGGCCTGGGTCTGGGTCGACTCCGACCCCACGCAGTGGTTCCGCTTCCGCCAGCGCTACGCCAGCGGTGAGATGTACGACCTCGTCGACCAGGGCAAGTTCGCGATCGACACTGAGGGCCGCCTCTTCATCCGCGGCGACTCCGACCGCACCTTCACCGGCTACGCCCGCGCCGCTCTCGGCTACTGGCTCAACCAGGGCCTCGTCGACGCGGGCTGCCGCATCGTCGGCCTCGACATCGGCTACGACTCGAACTACCCGACCGACTGGCGCATGACGGTCAGGAGCATGGAGGGCACGCCCTGGGAGTGCGCCCAGGACGGCACCCTGGAGGAGTCCGACACCACGAGCCGCACGGCGCGCTCGCTCTCCATCGACCTGACGCAAGCCTCGACCGCGCTCTACATCGCGCTCAACTTCAACACCGCGACGGCAGGCAGCCCCGCCACCGACCCGTGGATCAAGATCCGGGGCGTCCTCGTCTACTGCCGCGGTTCGGTCGGCTCGGTCGACCGCGACGTGCGCATCGACGACGCCATGTGCGACCTCGCGCAGCTCTCCGGCCTCGCCACCGTGACGCGCTCCGAGACCCTCGGGACGACGCCGCGTATCAGCCTCGCCATCCGCCCCGACTCCGAGCAGTCGGTCGCCGACTCCCTGCGCGAGATCGCCGCCATGCACGAGAACCCGCTGGAGTACTACTTCGACCGCGCCGCCGGGGCGTGGAGGTTCACCGTCAACGAGGTTCCCGACGCGGTGGACCCGACCCGCAACCGCCACTGGGTGCTCTCCGACCAGCGTGCCGGTGAGTCCTCGGCCGGCGTCATCCGCGACCACGAGGCGGCCCCCGAGTACGTGCGCGTCACCTACCGCGCCTCGGGCGTCACCACGATGCCGGACGGCTACCCGCGCTCCATCTGCTACCCCTCGGAGCCGACCTCGTTCACGAGTCACGTCCTCTTGGAGACGAGCCACGCCGAGGAGAAGCTCACCGACACGCAGGCATCGGCCATCGCCGAGCGCATCTACGAGCACCGCTCGGCCGCCGCCTTCGCCGGTCCCGCCGCCTTCGGCCCCACGGCGCTCACGGTCACGGGGCAGGAGCTGCCCTCCTACCTCATCCGGCCCGGCGACCGCGTGAACATCCCCGGCCGCACCGGCGCCAGCGACATCTACGTCCGCGAGACCTCCTACGACTTTGGGAGCACGACCATGACGGCGCAGCTCGGCTGGCCGTTCGACACCCTGCCGACAGCACCGACACCGCGGGTCTACCGCCGGGTGAAAGGACGGACAACGAAATGGAACCTGAGGACGTGACGACGTGGCGATGAGCGAACCGATCGACAACGGCCGCGCGACGATCCGAGAGGTCTACGCCCTGGTCGGCGAGTTGCGCGCCGACATCGCCACCGTGGACGCCAAGGTCGACAGCCTGCAGGCGAACGAGACCCGCCTCGCCATCCTCGAGCGCATGTGCGCCGACCGCCCGACGCTCTGCGCGCTCATGCGCGACGAAGTGGCCCGCAAGGCCATCGAGCAGAACAGCGAGCGCGGCTGGGCGCTCATACAGCGCTACGGCTGGCTCATCGCCACCGCGATCGCCACGGCCAGCGCGGTCATCGGCTGGACTCACTGAAGGGGGACGCATGAAGATCGTCAAGCACAAGTGGCGCTGGGCGTATCCGCTGTCACGGCGCGTGGGCAAGCCGGAGTACGTGAACTGGCACCACGCCGCGGCGAAACGGCTGACCCCGGCGTCGTTGCACCGGCTCCACCTCAACCTCGGCTGGTGCGGGTTCGGCTACAACCTGTACATCACCAAGGACGGCAAGATCCACCGCGGGCGCCCGCTGCAGTTCTGCGGCGGCGGGGCGAAGGGTGACTGGCACAACATCGGCGTCTGCCTCGAAGGCAACTACGACGTCGAGAAGGAGATGCCGGCGAAGCAGCTCCGGGCCGCGCAGGAGGTCAAGGACTACCTCGCCGCCCGCTACCCCGGCATCGGGCACCGCGGCCACCGCCAGGTACCCGGCAACAAGACCGCCTGCCCCGGCAAGCACTTCCCCTACAAGGCCATCATGGCGGGCGTGCCCAAGAACGAGCCCCGGCCGCTCAAGCTCACCAAGCGCAGCATCACCTTCGCCCGCCAGTTCAAGCCTCACCGCGCCGGCTGGTACAACCTCGGCTTCTTCCCCTTCTACGCGAAGCTGAAGAAGCAGGGCGACGCCAAGCGCGTCGCGATCGGCCCCGACGAGGTCACCATCCCCGAGCCCGTCGAGAAGGCGTGGTGGTGGGACGACGCCGTCGAGGCGGCCGCGAAGCTCACGGCCGAGAAGAAGGCCGCGGCGGAAGCGGCGGCGGCGGGCAAGGCACCGAAGGCGCGCAAGAGACCACCCCTGTTCTGGCGATTCAGACGATAGGAGAGCACATGCCCGACCTGCACATCCCGATCAAGGTGACCACCAAGGCGACCGGCACCGTGACCCACAAGCCGGCCGCGAAGACCGAAGAGAAGAAGGAGGGCTGACAGAATGGCAGCCGACCCGAAGATCTCCTACTCCGCAGCCAACTCCATGATGGACGCCTTCGACACGGCCGCGGCCTCCGGCAAGCTCCGCATCTATGAGTCGACCGGCTCGCCGCCCTCGAACGCCGACGACGCCATCAACGGCACCCTGCTCGCCGAGCTGACCATGGGCAGCCCCGCCTTCGGCGCCTCGGCCAACGGCGTGCTCACCGCCGAGGCCATCACCTCGGACTCCGACGCCAACGCCGCCGGGACCGCCGACTACTTCCGCCTCTGGGCCTCGAACGGCACCACCTGCCTCCTCCAGGGCACGGCCGGCGAAGCCGCCGACTCGACCGACATGACCCTCGACGAGAAGACGATCACCCTGCACGCGACCGTCGCCGTCTCGGCGATGACCGTGACACTCGCCCGCGAGTAGCCGTAGCCAAGAGGCGCTGTGGCGACCGTAACCAAGAGCTGGACGTGGAATGCCGGAGATGAGTCGTGGACCGCCACGACCGGCACCATGGACACGGTCGCGCGCTCGACGACCTACTACTCGTCGGCGTCGGGCGCGCTCTACGGCTACACGAACAACACCTCCGCCTCGGCGGGCTCGTTCGACTGGAAGCCGGGGACGGGCTCCACTGACGGCACCTGGGAGAGCTTCGGCGTCCCGGCTGGGGCCACCGTCACCGGCGTCGAAGTCTCAACGGTCAAGACACAGGGCGGGCTCGCGGGCTGGAACCGCGCCAACTACTTCCGCTTCGACCTTGAGCTGACCTGTAGCGGCACGACGCACGACCTCTTCTACCGCTCGGTAGCCGACGACGGCTCGTGGCTTGAGCACACGCAGGCGTCGAAGAACGGCGCCACGATGAGCGCCATCACGGGCCTGTCGCTAGCGTCGAACGCGGCCGTGGCGCTCAAGCTCAAGGTCGAGGGCGACTGCAACACCGGCTCCGGCGGCATCGTCGACGGCGGGCTCGACGACCTGTCGATACTCGTCACCTACTCCATGACCATGACCGCGTCGGTAGCCGCGGCCCTCACCGGCAAGGTATCGACGGCGGTGAGCGCCACGAACACGGCCCCCGGCTCGATGTCGGCCACAGCGGCGGCAGCGCTGACGGGCAAGGTGACGACGGCCGCCACGGCGACGAACACGCCGAAGATGACGGCCACCGTGGCGGCGACGCTCACGGGCAAGGTGTCCACGGCCGCCACGGCCACGAACACGCCTGCCCCCAGCGGCAGCACGGGCACCGTCGCCGCCGCGCTCACGGGCAAGGTGAGTACGGTGGTCACCGCGACGAACACGCCGCCGGGGTCGATGACCGGGGCCGCAGCCGCCGCCCTGACGGGGAAGGTCTCTACCGCAGCGAGCGCGACGAACACCCCGCCCGACGAGATGACGGCCACCGTAGCCGCGGCTCTCACCGGGAAGGTGACGACGGCGGTCACCGCTACGAACACGCCGGTCGCGGGCCACACCGCCGCTGTGGCCGCCGCGCTGACCGGCAAGGTGTCTACCACAGCCACCGCTACGAACACGCCCGCCGGGTCCATGACCGGATCGGTCGCTGCCGCGCTGACCGGCAAGGTCTCGACGGCAGCGACGGCGACGAACGCCGAACCGGCGGGCCACACCGGCTCCGTCGCCGCTGCGCTGTCGGGGAAAGTGTCCACCGCCGCGACGGCCACCAACACCCCGGCCGGGAGCATGTCGGCCACCGTGGCCGCGTCGCTCGCGGGCAAGGTGTCGACGGCAGTCACGGCCACCAACACGCCGCCGCAGTCGGTCGGCGGATCGGTGGCGGTGTCCCTGACTGGGAAGGTCTCCACGGCGGCCACCGGGACGAACACCGAGGCGGCAGGCTCCAGCGCCACCGTCTCGGCCACCTTGACCGGCAAGGTGTCGACAGCGGCCACCGGCACGGTCACCGCCCCGAGCGGCATCACCGGCACGGTCGCCGTCTCGCTCACCGGCAAGGTCTCGGCGCACATCGTCACCCACATGCCCAACCTCGACCTCGTCGCCACCCTCTGCGCCGCCGGCTGGATCGCGCGCACCACGGCCGCGGGCTGGCGTACGGATTTGCACGTAGAAGGGTTCGGCTCTCGCCTTCATCCTGAGGGTTGGGAAGCGACGACCGCCGCCGAAGGCTTCAAGGCGACGACAAGGAGATGAGATGGCGAACGCGACCTACATCCTGGGCACCAACGAGTACGTCGTCGTCGAGCTCACGCGCACCGCGCTCTCGGCCACCTTCACCCCGGCCAACTGGGAGTACGAGCTGTGTCTCGTTGGTATCGGCGAGGACTTCGACGAGACGGCCGCCACCTGGGTCGACGCGGTCTACGAGCTGGCGACCGACTCGGGCGGCCAGACCCACCACACGGTCAAGGCCCTGCTCGCGGGCGCGGACCCGCTCTCCGAGGAGCCGGGCCAGTTCATCCCCTACGTGCGCATGACCTCCATGTCAGAGTCCGAGACGCCGACCATCCTGCGCGCCTCGGGCCGCGTGAGCATCGTCGGGGCGCCGACACCCGAACCGGAGGCGTGATGGGCCGTGCCCTTGCGCACCACCTACCCGTGTGCCAGGTGCCTCAGGCAGGCGCGCTGCGCGTGGCTCCTCAGGGATCTGCGCAACGCCGTCGCCGAGGCGCGGCTGCGGGGGATGCGCGAGGACGAGATGCCTGAGGTCATCGTCGACTGCGTGGGCCAGTTCGTGCCGGCCTCGCTGGTCAAGCGTGGAGACGCGGCGTAGTGCCGGCCAAACGCTGGGCGCCGGTGAGCGCCGACGAAGTCGTGCGCGTTCTTCGCGAGCAGGGCTCGATCCGCCACGCCGCCCGCGAGCTTGGCATCACCGGCGACACCCTGCGGGCGTGGGCCAAGCGCGAGGGCGTCGACCTCTCACCGTACAAGTACTCGGGGTCGCGGCCGCCGGATGGCCTCGGGGGCTCGTCTCCGGAAGACCAGTTCGTGAGGGACGCCGCGATGGAGGGGCTCAAGCGGTCGCGCGATCACTACAAGAAGCTCTACGAGGTCGCCGTCAAGCGCGAGAACGTGAGCGAGGAACTGCTGGCCGCGGCGCGCACGGTGATGGGCGGCGTGCGGCCCACGAGGATCGTGCCCCCGCGGCTGGGCCGCGGTGAGACGGTCGAGGACGCCATCCTCGGGTGGGCCGACTGGCACGGCGGCGAGCGCATCGACTACGACGTCATGCAGGGCTTCAACGCCTACGACCCGGTCATCATGTGCCGGCGCGCGCAGTACACCGTCGACCACACGCTGGAGATCCTTTTCGGCTGCCACTCCGGCACGACCTTCGAGCGGCTCTTCGTCTTCGACCTGGGCGACGGCGTCGCCGGCGACCTCCTGGACGACAACAAGGCCACCAACGCGATGGGCGTCTTCGAGTCCATGCGCCTCGTGACCGTGGTCAAGAGCGCCGCGCTCACGGAGCTGTCGGCCTACCTGCCGGTGGTCTACGTCGCGGTGCCGGGCAACCACGCCAGGCGCACGCCGAAGATGCCCTGGAAGCAGCCCTCCGAGACGGCCGACTGGCTCATGGCAAAGATGATCGCCGACCGCTGCGCGGGCAACGAGCGCATCACCTGCGTCGTGCCGAACGCTTGGACGGCCGGCGTCACCGTCCGCGGCTGGAACCACTCCCTGAACCACGGCTACTCAGCGGCCAAGGGCGGCTACGGCGGCATCAGCTTCTACGCCTTCCAGCGCGCCGACGGGAAGAAGACGGCGCTCGAGTCGGCGCACGGGCAGCGCATCCACCACCGCTGGTACGGCCACATCCACACGCCGGCGGAGTTGCCCAAGATGGACGGCGTCGGCACGCAGCACATCGTCGGCTCGCTGAAGGGCGGCGACGAGTACGCACTGGAGCAGCTGAACACCTACAACGACCCCGTCCAGAAGCTCGTCGGTTGCCACGAGAAGTACGGCGTCACCTGGCGCTACCCGCTCGAGGTGAAGCACGCCGACGAGACGCCGAGCCGCTACGAGGAGGCGGAAGAGGTGGCGACGTGAGCGATGACGAGCCCTACGGCGACGTGCCGAAGGTACCTGACCTCGTCGAGGGCTATATCGCCTCGAATGAGGGTGTTTCCCAAGCGGACAACGTTCCCAAATCGGGAACCTTGAATACCGCCGAGCCTTATTCAGACTTCCACTTCGTCCCCATGAACCAGCTCGAGGGGCTCGCCGACAACGAGCTCCTCACCGCCATGGCCGTGCGCTTCTCCCGCTGCCTCGCAATCGCGCGGGCGAAGAACGCCGACTACGCGGGCGACGCCGACCCATGGGCCAACTTCCGCCGCTCAGAGCTGGTTGGCGTCCCGGTAGCGCGCGGCATCCTCGTGCGCCTGACCGACAAGCTGGCGCGCATCTCGAATCTGCTCGACCGCGAGCCCGAGGTCGCCGACGAGCGCCTGACCGACACGATCGACGACGCGATCAGCTATCTGGCGATCCTCGGGGCGTGGCTCGACACCGTGCAATCCGAACGCGGCGCGTGCGATCTGCATGGTCGGGGCCGGATTCACCGCGCCGGTGAAGCCGGCGGGAAGACGTCCTAGCGTGATGGTAGGATGTACAGCGAAGTGCCCCGGCACCGCTGGAACGGCCCGGGGCGTGGCAACGGACGTAGGAGGTCCGATGCGCTCTGATGATAGCACCCTCCGCATTCCCCTCTCCCGTGGCGCCTTCGCGCTGATCGATGCTGCCGACGCCGAGCGCGTGTCGAGGCGTAGGTGGCACCTGATGAGGGGGCAATCTGGTGTCAGGTACGCACTCACTGGCGGGGGCCTGTCGATGCACCGCCTCATCCTTGGCCTTTCCAAAGGTGACGCGACGCATGTAGACCACATCAACGGCGACGGCCTCGACAATCGACGAAGCAACCTCAGAACCTGCACTCGCGGCCAGAACGCGATGAACTCGCGCAAGCCCCGACGCGCTCGACACCAGTGGTCCAAGTACAAGGGTGTCTGCCGCCACGAGCGTAAGTGGCAAGCCTATGTCCACATCGACGGGCGGATGCTGAATCTCGGGCTCTTTGAGACGGAGTACGACGCGGCTTGTGCTCGCGATGCGGCAGCCCGGTGGGTCTACGGCGAGTTCGCGTGGGTCGAACTTGCTGACTGATTTTTTGCACGTAGAGCCGCGCCGCGCCAGCCCCTAGGCTCGTCTGGCACGGGACATTCTCCCCCCGTGAACGGGGCGGCCGGCCCCGGTGTCCGGTCGGCCGCCCCTGATACCGAGGAGCGCAGGAGGATGAGACGGTCGAGCTGCACCACCCCGAGACGCGGATCCGCATGGCGGTCCCCGAGGGCCACGGGCGCTGCTACGACCACGGCGGCGACCGCATCTGTGCCGGCGAGGGCTGCACGACCATCCTCTCGCGCTACAACCGGGGGCCGCTGTGCTGCCTCTGCGCCGGCAGGGAGGTGCCGATGAAGCCGAAGGTCGAAGGCGGAAGCGACCGCGAGCGAGTGCTGGAGCTGCTGCAGCGGCAGGGTGACGTTCCCGTGGCGCGTCGCGCCGCGGCTGACGAACTCGACCTCACCGAACGCTGCGTCGCCCAGCACGTCTCGCGGCTCAAGGCCGAGCACGACATCGAGGTCGACGGCAGCGACGGCCTCGTGACCTACAGCTATCGATCACCCAAGTCCGCGCCGGGCGGCCCCCCGGCGCCGGCTCCCGACCCCATCCGGGAGCCACCCGCGGAAGAGGCGGCGACCCCGGTCCCTGGTACCCCCGCTGGGGCGCCGCCATCCGCGGGGGAAGAGCTGGAGTCGCTCACGCTGCACGTCTCGCCCGACCCCGAGCTCGAGGTCATCGAGCGTTGTGTCGCGGCTTTCGAGGCGTCGAGGGTGGAACTGGACCGCGCCAGCTGCGAGCGCATCTTCGACTACCTCATGAGGCGCTACACATGAGCAGCCGCCTCACCGGCCGCCGCTGGCTCACCGTGCCCGAGTTCGCCGAGCTGACCGGCGTCAAGCCCGACACGATCCGCGACCGCCTCGAGCGCGGGGTCTACGCCGGCCGCCGCGTCGGGGGGCGCTGGCGGGTGGCGGCCAGTGAGGCGAGGAGATTCTCAACCGAAGCGAGGGGGAGGGGGTGAACTGAATGGATTGGATCCGCGTGAGAGCCGCGATCATCCGCGCCTTCTGGACCGTAGTGTTCCCGCTCATCGGCGGGCTCGTGGCCTACCTCATCGAGCCGGGTGTGCTCGAGGAGGTCGGCGTCACGAACGCCAGCATCGCGCTCATCGTCGGGGCCGTGCTGTACGGACTGAAGAAACTGATCTGGCCCGACACCGTTCTCTGATCGGGCAACGGGGCCGCCGGCGCACATCATGGCCGGCGGCCCGACCGTCTCTCAAGTACAGCATGAGGTGGACAATCGTGACGGAGGTCGGCCCCGGCTGTAGACTGGCGGTCGCGACACTTCGGGCGGCGATCGATGAGGAGCAGCACTTGACGAGACCACGAGGCAGGCCGCGCCGGGACGACTACGTGGGTCCGTCCGAGGCCGCTGCCATCATCAACGACGCCCTCGGCTGGACGATCAGCTCGCGCACCATCTCAAGACTCTACGACTCCGGCCGCCTAAGTGGGCACCGGACCCCGCTCGGCGGCCACCGCAGGATACTACGAGACTCCGTGGAAACATTTATCACGGAGGAATCTTGACAAACGCGCGCGGCTGCCGATAACCTAAACAAGCCCGCACGCGACCGCACTCGAAAGGAGGTAGCCAAGACTCACGAGATCGCCTGACCCTACCAGGGGGGAGAGATGCCCACAGAGAAAGTGGGAGGCTCCACCGGCTGCAACCGAGGAGCCCCCCGACCGACCGAAGTCGACCACCACGAAGCAACCTGGCAAGGAAGCCCGAGGCGCGCCTATGGTACCGCAACGGACACGGAAAGTCCCGTTGCAGGCACACCTAGCCGCTCCCTCGCCTTCCGCCGCACACTCTTCGCGGGCCTTGCCGTGGCCGCCTTCCTCGGTCTCATGGACCTGGCCGCCTACGCCGCCGACCACGCCCCTACGCCGCTCGTCCTGGCGCTGGGCTCGGCCGGCATCGGCGTCGTCTTCTGGCGGCTCTTCGAGGGGGAGGACACCCGATGATCGCCATCGCCTTCATCGACGACTACCCCTGCGACAAGTGCTCGGAGCTCAAGCGCGTCGACGACTGCCCGCCCTACACCCGCTGCCGCCTCTCGCCGACCGGCGACCTGGAGTGCGAGCGCATGCAGGCCGTCGCCCGCGTCGCTGATCGCTGCGAGCAGGTCGCGGCGCTGATCAGCCGCGAGCCCGACCGGCGCCTGCGGGCCGCCGAGGCCGGCGAGGTCGCGGACGCCTACGCCAACACCTTCTTCGAGCTCGAGGCGGGCTTCGACGACACCGCCTTCCTCGCCGCCTGCCACGTCCCGCGCAGCTGCATCAACTGCGACGAGCGCCGCGCCGACGACGGCTACACGCGCAAGTGCGAGGCGTGCGAGGTCGTGGTGGTGGCGTCGTGAGTGACTTCGCCACCTACGCCGCGATCGAGGCGGTCAACTGGTCGACCCTGCGCGAGGCGCAGCGCTCGCCGCTGCACTACAAGCACCGCACCGAGACGCCGCGCGAGGACACGCCCCGCATGGCCTTCGGGCGCGCCGTCCACACCGCCGTCCTCGAGCCCGATCGCTTCGCCCTCGAGTACGCGGTCTGGGACGGGCCGCGGCGCGCCGGCAAGGAGTACGACGCCTTCGTCGCCGCCAACGCCCGCCGCACCGTACTGCGCGTCGACGAGTACGAGCAGTGCCTCGCCGTGCGTGACGCGGTGCGCTCGCACCCCGTGGCGCGGCGCTACCTGCGGCACGGCAAGCCCGAGGCCGCCATCACCTGGACCGACGAGGCCACCGGGCTGCCCTGCAAGGCGCGCCTCGACTGGATCGGCGCCAAGGTCGCCTTCGACCTGAAGACCACGGGCGACATCGACGCCCGCGTCTTCGGCTCCCTGGCTGCGCGCATGCTCTACCACGGGCAGCTCGCCTTCTATCACTTCGGGCTCGAGGCCAACGGCTTGAAGGACCGCGCCATGAAGGTGGTCGCGGTCGAGGCCGAGGCCCCGCACGACGTCGGTGTCTACGACGTCCCCGACGGGGCGCTCTACGCCGGCGAGGAGCTCGTCCGCGAGCTGCTCGAGACGGTCCACCGTTGCCGCAAGACCCGCAAGTGGCCGGGCCGCTACACCGACGAGCAGACGCTCGTCCTGCCCTCGTGGGTGTTCCCCGAGGACGACCCCGCCTACGGGCTCATCATCGCTGGAGGAAAGTGACATGGGACTGACATACGACCAGCTCTTCCCCGGCCGCTTCATCAAGGCCGGCGAGATGCACGACGAGCCGGTGACGCTGACGATCGCCGACATCGCCCTCGACACCATGGAGCAGGAGGACGGCACCGAGAAGCAGCAGCCGGTCGTCGGCTTCGTCGAGATCAAGCGCCAGTTCGCGCTCAACAAGACCAACGCCCAGTGCCTGCGCGCCATGTGGGGGGACGACACCGGCGACTGGATCGGCCACAAGGTGACGCTGTTCCCCGAGCGCGACGCCTCGGGGCTCTCCGACTCCGGGCTCTGCATCCGCGTCAAGGGCTCACCCGACATCTCGAAGCCGGTGCAGGCCACGATCAAGCTCCCCCGGCGCCGGCCGCAGACGCGCACCATGGTGCCGACCAAGGCGTCCGCGGGTGAGGAGGTCGCCGACTTCGACCCCGACGCCGAGACCGCGAACGGCCACATCACCCCCGACCAGGTCGAGGCCCTGCTCGCGACCGTCCGGGCAAAGGGGCGCGAGCCCGAGGCCATCCTCAAGAGCCTGCACTCGTCGAAGGTCTGCGAGGGCGGCTTCGAGACCATCCCCCAGGCGAAGTTCGCCCACGTGATGACCACGCTGGCCGGGCTGAGCGTCGCGGAGAAGGCCGCAGAAGCGCCCGATGAGGCCGAGGCGGCTCCCACTCCTGCCGAGGACGCAACGGCCGCGGATGAGGCCCCAGCGCCCGAGGACGGGGCCGATACGGAGCCGCTCTCCGCAGACGACGCGAAGTTCCTTGCCGAGACCGCCGC